ATGAAAGATTAACTAGTTTAGAAGAAGAAATAGCAGAATTGACCAATATTGTTAGTGGACAAACAACAAAACATGGAACATTACACATTACACCACACACTATGGATATGGACTTTAATAAAGATGGTACAATGTTGAAGTTTATTAATGCAGATAATGGTGTATATACTACTGGCATCTTGAAAGATAATACAAGTTTTGACATAGTCTTGCCGGTTGGAACATATACTATTAATATTGTCAATACTTTGAATGATACAACTGATTCAATATTTAGTAATATTTCTCAAATATCTGATGAAGAAATTAGTGAAGATGAAGAAGTTGATACAGTACCAAAAGCAAATCCTATGGTTATTTCAGATGATAAACATAGTGCAACTTGTAATGTTCTTGAAGGTGAAGAGTCATTTGAGATGTTTATTGAATATGAGAATATTTAATTCTCATATCTCATTTTTATGGTATGGTAATTTAGTTCGGTAGAATGCTTGACTTGTAAGGGGATAAGTCCATGAGAGGTGGTTGCTCGTGGCTCTCGCAAGAAATCAAGATGCCGTGGGTTCAAATCCCGCCCATACCTTTTTATAGTTCTAATTAGGATGGTGGTTAAAATTACAGATGACCAAATGATGGGAGAATATAGAAATTTAGAAGATAAAGTAGTTGAATTGGAAGAACAGAATAAACAACTCAAAAAAACAATAAACGATTTAGAGAGTAAAGTCAATGAGTTGGATATGAAATTATCTCAAATTCATAATAGTTTGCAGAATAAAATAAGTAGTAATAATATTGTTATGAATAATGGTTTTGAACAGATTAACAGTTATTTCAATATTATTTCTCATAAAGTGAAGATGTTGGAAAATAAGGATAAATTTAGATAATTTGTGGTGTTTGGGATATGAATATTAAGGATGCTTATCTTGATTCGGTGTATAATGTACTGAATAATGGGGAATTAGTAGTAAAAGATGATAATGATTATATCAAGGAAGTGTTAGGAAATTTCTTGAAAGTGGATAAACCTTTGAATTTTAATAATCGTAGAATAAATTATAAAAATTATGATTGTGAAAAATTATTAAGTGATATTAAAGATGGTTTATTTGATATTAAAGGAAATCCTATAAAATCTGATGCATTGTATGAATATGTGAAAAGTTTTGAAAATCCTAGTGATAGGGGTTTTGTATATAGTTATCCGAACAGATTATTAAGTTATAGTGTGGGTTATGAAACTTTTCTGAAACTTAATCAGTTTGAAGAGTGCAAGAAGAAATTATTATCCCATATTGGAAGTAATCGTGCTATGATGGTTACTTGGAATCCTTTCACGGATAATAGGAATGATGATGTTCCTTGTTTGCAGACAGTACAGTTTACTATTCGTAATAATAAATTATTCGTTCATGTTTATTTCCGAAGCAATGATGTTTTTGGTGGTTTATATAGCAATCTGTTCTTCATAACTTATGTTGCTTTGAAAATGATGGGTGAGTTGAACAAAGAAGCAATTAACTTGAATTTGGATTTCGGTGGAATATATTATTATTGCAGTAGTTTGCATTTGTATGAAACTGATGTGAAAATAGCTAAAAAGATGTTGTTAAGTAATGGTATTAAATAAGTGGGTTTTTATTTGGTGATTAGTGGTTATGAAAGCAATAATTGAATTGTATTTGCAGAAGCCTTTTTGGTTGAAACAAGAGGATATTGGTTTGCAGACATTAGTGGTTTTAATGGAAGGATATTATAAATGGTATGGTGAATATCATGATTGTCCTATTGTTTATGATAAACTCAAACCATTATTGGAATTTTTAGAAGGACATTATTTTCTTGATGAAAAAGTGGTTGAAATTATTCTTAATGAATCTTATAATAATGAAGAATATGCCGAAGAAGTGTTAAGGTTTTTTGAGAAATGTTTGGATGATTTGGATTTCCAATTTACTTTGAATTTATTTGAAAGTAGTATTTATGCTAATTTTTCAAAAATAGAGCCTAACTATTATTATGAAGAAGTTAAGAAGATATGGGGAAAAAGAGATGAAGAAATACAATACCCTTGGGAGTAAATATGTGAATTGCCCAATGGGAACTCTTTTAGATGTTGAATATCTCACAGTATTCTGTTATTATTATGGGCTTGTATCTGTTGAACAATGCAAGGATTGTGAGCATGGAAAAAAGAATGGTATTGAAATAAAAATGGAGAAATAACTGATAACTAATGAATTTTGAAGAACTAGTTGAAAAAATGAGCATTATCAAGAAGTTGCATACTGCAAGAGAAGAGCATAATAAAACAATATTTTATAAGAAACCTTATTCTGCTAAATCCATAACAATCATAACTTTTGATAAGACTAAATCTTTTGATTTGGAAAAAGTTAATCTTTTATCTGTGAGTCATGAAGGATTGTTGTTGCAGTATGTTGTTGCGGATAAATATAGAATGTATCCTTATCCTATTACTATTATTAAGGATGTGATTGTTAATGAAGAAATCTGATAAACAATGGATAATTGATGAACTAAATAAGGTGAAGAATAATCATCATTCAAATTTAAATTTGAAATGGGAATTAAATCATATTATAAATTTAGTTAATGACAATACAGAACAAGAAGATTCAAATACTAGTTGGACTTGGAGTGTGACTCCTATACAACCTTCATATTATGGAACTAATATAGACCTTTTAACTTGTATTGAAAAAGGTTTATTAGAAGAAGAGTCATTGAAGGAATTTTGCAGAGTCAATATTCTTAAATATGTTATAAGATATGATAAGAAGAATGGTCTTGAAGACCTTGAAAAAGCGAAAGTATATTTAGATAAACTTATCGAGGTTACTGATGAAAAAAGGTAAATATAGATTTAAAACTAATAATCAAACAGTTTCAATATTCCCAGTTTCAGATGTTCATTATGGTACTGAATTCTGCAATGAAGAATTTTTTGAATATATGTTGCATAAGTTTGACAAGACAAGGGGTTTTAAGATAATGTATCTTCTTGGTGACCTTATGGATTGTGCAACAAAAAGATTGGGTAATAGTGCTTATAAACAACTTTATACTCCGCAAGAACAATTGGATTATATTGTTGAAAAATTCAAGCCTTTCAAAAGACATATTCGTGGTGTAGTTCCCGGCAATCATGAATTGAGATACAAGAAAGAGTTTGACCTTGATATTACTAAAATACTGGCGAATGAGTTGGATGTGCCTTATTTTAATACTATCAATGATTATTTGAATATTAATGGTATGGATTATCATATATTTGGGGTACATGGTACAAAAACATCTCAACAGTTACATTTGATGCATGGTCAAGTTCAAAGGCAGACTGATAGTATGATAGCTAATCTTGTATTGTATGGTCATTGTCATTATTTGAGTCATTTGAGTACTGTGAAAGAAATCAATAATGAGTATCTTCGTACCCATTATGTATTAACGGGTCATTATTTGAAATACAAGGGGTCTTATGCCGAAGACAAATTATTGAAGCCTAATCTTGAAGGTTTTGCGAAGATTGATATTGATAAGAATTTAAGAACAAATGTTCAATTGTTTAATATTGATGAATGTTGTTTAGGATAATAGTGTGATGAGTGATTTTGTTGAAGATATTGGGTACATTGAGGAATTGTATAAATGTACAATAATAAATTTGTTGGATTTGGATAATGAATCAAAAAATGAAAGTGTTAAAATAATTGAGCATTTGAAGATTTATTTTGAAGGGTTTGGAGAATTAACCAAGAATGATTTAATACATATAGATAGTGTGATGAAAAAACATGATTATGTATTGGAAAAGATAAGATTTGATTCCAAACAAACATATGAATATGAAGACATATCAAGAGAAACACTATTTATAATGTATTATGTGAAACGAACAGATAATAGGAATAATGGAATAGAGTAATTTGATAAATCATGGCTTATGAAGATTGGGAAAGGTTGATAAATAAATACAAAACTAAACAAAAAGGAGAAGTATGGGATTCAAAATATGAACTTAAAAATCAGAAAAGGATGAAAATGAAAGAAAAAATTGAAATTTTTGAAGGAATAAATTCTCAATTCTTCCATTTGCAAGGTTCACAGATAGAAAGAGCAAAATATTTGATAAAACATCTCGATTTCAATGACATATGTAGAAGATGCAATAAAGAACAGATAATAGTGTTAATCTGTTATTTTGTGAAATGTGAATATGGAAGATACAATAGAGAATATTGTAGGAAGGCTTTTAAAGAATATAATGTGTCTGATAACTTATGTGACCGTTTTATGCTATATCTTGCAAGGTATGGAATAGAGAATACGAAATTAGGAAAACATAGTTTTGAAGATACCATATAATAATAAAGAATAGAGTTGTTATAAAAATTATGACATATTGGAAAAATTGGAAAACTATCTCCAATACACAAGATTATGATACGGATAGTGAAAGTCCGATATTGAAATTTGATGAGCATCATAATGAAGTAGTTGATATTACTACGGGGTTAGTGGTAAGTAAAACAGAATCATTAACATTGAAAAATAATACGAAAAATCATGAAATTATTCATTATGATGATTTAGGAAGTAGTTTTTCAAAAAGAAAATACTGATTATTCTAATTGCAAGGAAAAATATAATGGTTGATAAGAAAGAGAACTCAATAACTGAATCACAAATGCCCAAACCCACAATCACTGACCATCTTCAATTAGAACATAGAATATCTCAATTAGAACAGAGTCATAATGTATTAGTTCAAAGAATGGAGAATATTGAAAAAAGCATAAATGAATGCACTAATGCAATTCACAAATTAACAATCACATTGGAAAGAACAACAGTCAAAGTAGAATTACTGGATACTAGTCAAAAAACTGAAAAGTCATTAGAAAATACTTTCATAGTTGGACTTATCGTTGGAGTAGTGGTATTCATAACTACACAAGTAATTCATTTAATATAATAAGTTTGTTATATGGAATTTTTTTAATATGGTGGATAAAAAATTAGAAATTAAAAAAGTGAATATTGAAGAGTTTGTTCCCGCAAATTATAATCCAAGAAAAATAAGCGAACATGATTATGACAAACTCAAAAATAGTATAAATGAGTTTGGTGTTGTAGACCCTATAATAGTTAATTTGCATGATAATACTATTATAGGTGGACATCAAAGATTTGATGTTTTATATTATAATAATAATGTTTCAGATTTATATCTCCTTGAATTAGGAGATATTGGATGGATATTTCCGGAAACAGATTTGAAGATTAAAGATAAGAATCATGAAAAAGCATTGAATTTAGCCTTAAATCGTATTCATGGTGAATGGGATATGGATAAATTGGATGAGGTTCTTATTGAATTGGAAGATTTGAAACTGGATGAATTGACTGGTTTTGATTTGGAATTTGATGACATCTCATATGATTTTATTTCAAGAGAAGATGATGAATATGATGATGATGAAGAGTATGATGATGGAACTGATGATGAGATATTCATAGAAGATGAATATGAAGAGCCAGTTATTGACACAACACATAAAGTTAAAGAACAGACTCGAAACGAAGAACCCGTAATTCCTAGGGTTCGTAAAGGTTTCCTAAAAGAAAAAGACATCTACAAAATAGGAAACAATTATATCATGTATGGAGATTCAAACAATGAACAAGATAGAACTCGTTTATTGAATCTTAAATCATTGGATGCTCAATTAAATTTATCTGATAAGTTTGAAAAAATAAATTCATCCAAACAAGTTACAAATTACTATATGTGTGATGATGCAGAAGTTTTGGAAAGGAATATAATAAAATACAAGGATATTGCTAAAAAGATTACATGAAATCCAATGAAAAAGTAAATACAAAATTAGGATTAGTCCATCAGAATAATAAGGGTTATTATAAAACTTCGGATAATGAATTATTACATAGAAAGATTTGGGAAGAATTTTATGGGCAAAAAATTCCAAAAGGGTATGTGATACATCACCGAGATTTTAACCCCACGAAACAATTCTATACGGAATCTTCAACTCATGACAATGGAAGAACATCTTTCATTGCATCATAAAGGTAAGCAATTAGATGATGAGTTGAAAGAAAAATTATCAAAGAACAAAACAACAACTAATTATTTTAGAGTTAATAAGAAACCATGTCCAAGATGTAAACAAGGTTTCATATATCGTTATCAATATTACGATGACAATAACAAAAGACAATCAATCACAAGTACAGATTTGAGAAAATTGGCTTTAAAAGTACAAAGTAAGGGGTTAGTTTGGAAAAAAATATAAAATTATGGTAAAAAAAGGTAAAAGAGGAAGACCATCTGCAATATCAAAAGAAATAGCAGATAATCTTTTCCAAGAATTAAGTAGAGGAGTTCCTATCGAACATGCTTGTACCATTGTTGGTTTGAAAAGGAACACATATTATTATTGGCGAAAAAAGGGTATGGAAGAAGATGAGGATTCAGATTCCTTATACCGATATTTCTATGATAGGACAGAAGAAGGAGTTGCTATGGCAGTCGCTACCCGTGTAGAGAATATCCGTATCGCCGGTAAACAGAATTGGCAAGCCGATGCATGGTGGTTAGAAAGAATGGCACATGAATATTTCGGTAGAAAACAAACAATTGATGCAAAAGTAGATGCCAATGTAAAACAAGCAGACATTAGTAAATTATTCGACAATGAAATTGTTGATAAGATTTTAAGAGAAGAAGAAAAAGAAGAATAAATTTTTCATAATTATACATAATATACTACTATTTTTTAGAGAACTTGCAAGGATATGGATAAGAATAAAATTAGTGAAATAATTAATGATTTGTATCTATTTTACCGTGTCTTTGTAGGTTCTCATTTTGAGAATAATCTTCCCGCAGAGCATATAAAGACATTAAGTAGGGAATTAATGAAACTTTATGCGGGAACGGAAGAAGATTTTAAACGATTATGTGTGGCAATCCCCCCCCGCCATTCCAAATCAAGTTTAATCACTCTTGCATTTCCAATGTGGCTTATTTTTCATAACCCAAACCTTAATATTTTAATAATTACAAATAGTGGAACTTTAAGTGAAAAGTTTGGTATTAAATTGAGAGAATATATTGATGAATATGGTAAATATTTTAATGTATATCTGTCTGATGTGAAAAGAAGTCAATCCCATATAATGTTTTCAGACAATGAAGGAAATCTTTATAGTGGCTCAATTAGGCTTGTAGGTAAATTAGGGAGCATTACAGGTCAAGATGCGGATGTTCTACTGATTGATGACCCGTATAAAGGTTTAGATGAAGAATTTACTGAATCTGCGACTTCAAAATTCTTGGATTATTACAATTCCGTTATAGAACAAAGAATAGAACCCCACACAATAGAAGTCATACTCCATACTCGTTGGAGAAAACATGATTTACAAGGTTACTTGAAGGAACATGACCCACATTCATATAAATTCATAGAATTCCCCGCTATCCTTGAAGATGGCACACCATTATGGAAAGAAAGGTATACAATTGAAGAACTTGAAAAAAAGAAAGCCCGTATGGGAACAAGGTCATTTGAAGCAATTTATCAACAAAAACCAATGGATGAAGATTCTGACTTCTTCGACCTAAAAAAGTTAAAAATAGGCAAACCCCAAGGTGTGAAATTAATAGGTAAATGCAGAGCATGGGATATAGCTTCCGCAGATGCAGAAAAAGGAGAGTTGGGAGATTATACTGTGGGAGTTTTAATGGAATTGTATGATGACCAAAGTGTTAGGATAACAGATATTGTCAGAGGACAATATGGGAATAATACAAAAAATGTAATAATTAATACTGCAATTCGTGATGGAGTGGATACCCATATTGTCATAGAAACTGGTGTTGCGGGAGCGGGAAAATTATTTTATGAAGAATGGAAAACCCAATTAAGAGGATTTATTGTAGAAAAA